AAGGTGTGGCAGTCGGGCGTGTCGACAACGTTGACCGCCGAGACCTTGTCGACGGCGGGCGGGTATGTGGCCGAGCTCGACCCGGACGATCCGACGTTGCTGTCCGGGGTGTTGCTGCGCCGGTCGTCGTGGTCGACGTTGTGCTGGGAGTCGGGCACGGTGGAGGTCACCTACTCGGCGGGCCGGTACGCCGACACGGCGGCGGTGAAGGGCTCGAGGTTTCACACGGCGGCGGTGCTGACCCTCAAGTCGGTTTGGCGTGGCGAAGAGGACACGGTCGGGGTGGTCAACGATTTCGACCAGCCACAGACCGCGATCCCGACGTTCATGGTTCCTCGTGCGGCCCGTGAGCTGTTGGCCGACCAGTTGGACATGCGGGGGTTTGCCTGATGGGCGCCACGTCGCTGTTCGAGGTGCGGGCGGCGTTCCAGGATCTGTTCTACGCCCAGCTGTCCGGGATCGGTGTCGAGCTGTTGGAGGCGGTGCCTCGGACGGCTGAGGACATTCAGGGCCGGCAGGCGTGGTGGTCGAACGAGATCGACGTGGCTGCTGAGCCGTGGACGACGTCGGGTGTGGTCGAACGGTACGAGCTGGCGTTGGTGGTGACCGCCCTACCTGAGGACGGGGACGTGTCGGTGGTCGACGCCCAGGAGGCGGTCAGCGAGGTTGTGGACCTGCTGTTCGCTGTGGTGCAGGCGAACCGGCGTCCGTTGGACGGCACCGGGTCTGAGTGGTCGGCGGTGGCGCAGTGGGCGGGTTTCTCGCACATGGCGCAACGCACGAACGTGCCGCCCGGTGTGGCGGCCGATGTGGCAGTCCGTATCGGGGTGGAGGCAACGAGATGCAACTGAGGTACACGGGCGGTCTGTCCGAGGTCGGTTTGCCGGGCGTTGCCGGCACGGTCGGTCCGGGCGGGGTGCTCGAGGTGGTGGACGAGGACAGGGCCGCTCGAGCGGTTGCGTCCGGCGAGTGGGAGCAGGTCGACGACGGTGCGGCTGCCCCGAAGCGGCGGGTGCGGGTAACCCCGGCTCCGCAGAAGGGTTGATGAGATGGGCGTGACAGGGGTCGGGTCCGGCCTTTCGATCGGCAAGGAAGTCCGCACCGTTTCGACGGCTTCGTGGGCGACGAACGTGATCACCTACACCACCTCCGCTGCGCACGGGCTGGCGGTCGGCGACCGGGTGCGGGTGACGGGGATTTCTCCGTCGGGGTACAACGGGATCTATACGACCGTGACCGGGACGACCGGTTCGACGGTGAAGGTGGCGAACACCACCGACCCCGGCGCGTACTCGTCGGGCGGGTCGCTGTACTCGATCGGGATGACCACCACCCCGACCCGCGTGCTCAAGCTGCTGCCGGGCGAGACGGTCGATCTGGACGTGGCGAAGATCGAAACCCCGACCCTGTCGGGGGCGTCGCTGTTCCAGCAGGCAAACGCCGTCCGTCAGGGCCGTAAGCGGGTGTCGGGTGACACGCCGCTGCTGCTGTGGACGAAGGGCGAGGCGTTGCTGTTCGAGGCGATGCTCGGCACGATCGCCACCACCGGCGCCGGTCCGTACACCCACACGGCGACCCCGTCAAAGTACCTGCCGTCGTACACGATGCAGGTGTCGTTCGGTGGGACGACCGCTTCGCTGGTGAAGGAAGCGACCGGCATGATGGTCGACTCGTGGGAGATCGGCCTGTCGATCAACGAGCTCGCCACGCTCGGCCTGTCATGGGTCGGCAAGAACATGACGTTCACCCAGAACGACGCGCTGGACGGCACCGACCCGACCGGCCAGACCGCCTACGCCTACGTGGACGGTGCGGTCACGGTTGGCGGCACCTCGGTCGGGTGCGTGAAGAACATCACGATCTCCGGGAACAACAACCTGATCTCGGACGACACCTGTGTCGGGTCGTCGGTGATCTCCGACCAGGAACGTGGCCAGTTCTGCGAGATCACCGGGACCGTCGAGTTCGAGCTCGAGGCGTCCGACATCGGCTACCTGTCGGACTTCACGTCCGGCACTCAGAAGACGTTGGTGCTGGCTCTGACGAACGGGTCTTCGTCGATCACGATCACGTTGACGATGCAGTGGCAGACGGGGGTCACCCCGAAGGTGTCCGGCGCCGACAAGCTGACCGTGTCCGGTCCGTTCAAGGCGTTCGTGACGTCGGGCAACACCGACGCTCAGACGTTCTCCATCGTCGCGGTGAACGCCGATTCGACGCCCTGACCTATGAGCCGGATCACAGGCGGGATCACGGTGTCGGGACTTGAGGAAACGATCGCCGCGGCTTCCGCAGCCGAGAAGGACATCAAGTTGGCGATCTTGCGGGAGATCCGCCGCGAGTTGCGGCCGATGGCGGACGACGTCAAGAACCGGTTCCGTGAGCTCGGCGGGACCGGTCCGAGGGTGGCGACGACGGTGCGGGCGTCGGTCGGCGGGAAGACCGCGAAGATTTCGATGGGTTCGGCGAAGCATCCGTATTCGCTGGGCCGTGAGTTCGGGGCGAAACGGAACCAGACCCGCCCGTTCTTCCGGCGTGTCCAGTCGGGGCCGTTCGCCTCAAGGCGTGCGGGTGGTGGTGAGCGTCGGGTGCAGACGGCCCGTATCCCGTACTCGTCGGAACGGATCTTCGGTTCGTGGACCGGGAACCAGTTCGATTTCGGCGAGTCCGGTGACCGGTTGACGATCAAGCAGACGTCGGGCCGGGCGTACTACCCGGCGATCGGTGCGGGCGCGGTGAAGGTGTGGGAGCGGCTGTCGAAGGTCGCTGACCGGTACGTGGAGGCCCTGCCGCCGCCGGCTGCTTCGCCTGCCCAGTCGGGGCCGTCGCCTTCTGAGCGGCTGGCCGGGTTATTGTCGGCCGGCGGGATCGAGGTCTGATGGCTACCGCTCCTGACCCGAAGAAGGTTGCCGCCCAGCTCGCCGCCGAGAAGGCAGCGGAGGAAGCGGCGAAACTCAAGGCGGAACGGGAGAAGCTTGTCGCCTGGCTGTTCTTGGCCGGTGAGCGCAGGGTGCTCCGCGACGTCGACATCCGTGGGACGCATGTGCGTCGGCTGCGGGTGGAGGCGGAGATAGGCCCGTTCGATGTGTGGCCCGAGCTGTTGCG